AGTAGTGTTTCTATATCATGTTCTTGTGTCGACATATTATACTCCTAATACCTCTAGGGCGTGCTCGTAATGTTTAACGCGATCTTCTAGTCCAATGTAACCACCATTAATACGTTTAGTCATCCCCTTAATATCACCTGCATCAGCTAAAGTGTTTAGGTCATTTGTTTCCCAGAACCAGCAAGCACTTTGTACGCAACCTTCAAATGTTTGAAGAAACTCTACAATTTCTTCGATGCTAGAGGATAAACTATCAGCAAAAGCTTTATAGTTATCATGTCCAGTTAATTGAATAAGACCTCTACCGCAGTAAGTATACCCATCACCAGAAAGTTCATCACCATTACCCATACGACCACCATACACACGATTAGCAATAGCTTCTTGATTATGTGCATATTGTTCTGCCAGTTCCTGATTAGGAAAATATTTATGAAAAGTTTTCATAAGGCTTTCAGCCTTATAATTTAAATTTTCTTTAATTGCTGTAAATCCACCAGACTCATGGGCGCACTGAGCTATAAAAGCTGCTGTACGCTCTGGTGAATCAATATCGTATTCTGGAAGAATAGTATTAAGACATTCTAACCAATTGTCTAAATGAGGATTACCTGGTATAATTTGTTCTAATTGGTCTCTAGTTATCTGCATTATGCTTTCCTATCATTCATTATTTGATCACGTTTTTGTTCTGCCCAAGTTGCACCACCATCTCCACCCCAAAGATCCCAAGCTACTCTACCCTTACTAGGAAAACCCTCTTCGCCACTTGAGAATCCAGTTGCCTGCTTATCTACAGCGTGACGGCTAAAGAAAGAATGCATACGTAATACTGTACTTTCAGTTAAGTTTTCTTTATTCTTTAACTGATTGGCTCTAGCTAATCCTACTGTAGTACCTCCAGGATGACCTTCCTCATGCCATTTAAGTGCACGTTTGGCTGCTGTGGCCATTCCATCTGTTGGAGTGTAAGTTTTATCACTTTTAAGTAGATTATCTTCGGCAAAATCTATTAAACTCTGTAAGTCACTTAATTCTTTTTGAATGTTACGCATTATGCCTCCTATACGTGGATTGAATCTGGATCTATATAGGCTACTGCAGTATCTTCCACAGCAGTATCTTCCACAGCAGTATCTTCAGTTTCACATTCTTCTGGTTCCCAACTATCACAAGTTCTTAGGGCTGAGCAAGTAATGTTCCAACGAGTGCAAATAGCAGAAGGCATACCCTGAATATCAGCCCACTGTGGTTCTACTGGTAATTCAGACGGCTTTAAGGTACCTCCTTCACCTGTTGCTATACACTCAAGCATGTAGGGACTATTATCATAGTGTCCACAATTCATACATAGCTGAGAACGAGCTACACCTTCCTGAACACCCCATAAGAGCATTTTATCGCCCCAGTATAGTGTACTAGGTTGACGAGGATCTGCAGGGCCTAAATTGGCAAGTTTGATTGCCAGTAAGTGGTTACTTAAATTAACCTCTTTATATTCGGCCTCTATTGGGCAATCTTCTTGTTGCATTTTTTATTTTCCAGAAAAAGTTTATAAAATAGTAGGATACTTAACTATGATAAGTATCCTACTAACTCTAAGTTAGTAGAGCAATTTACTTAAAAATTGCAATTTTAAAAAGTTTATACTATGGTAGTATATTAAACTTTTTACCAAGTATACACAATAATACGACCACGGCCTCCAACACCACCAGCACCGCCTAAACCAGTACCGTTACCAGCACCTCCGCCTCCACCGCCGCCACCCTGTGCACCGCCATCGCCGCCTGCACCGCCAGAGCCGTTAGCCGTAATAGTTGTACCACCGCCACCACCTCCAGCACCGCCTTTTGTTGTATCACCTGCAGTACCTGCGGTACCTACTGTTGCTGGTGTACTACTACCTGCTGCACCGCCAGTAGCAACTACATAGGCTCCGGAAATACCTCCAGCAGTGGGAGCTATTGCTGCGGGTACTGCTGTAGTACCTCCGCCTGTTCCGCCACCACCGCCGCCACGAAGTGAGCCACCACCAGCAATATGTGCAGGAACAGCTGTATGACCCCCACCTCCACCTCCACCATTTTCAGCATTATGAGTAGTAGATGCAGTAATAGGACTTGCAGAACCTTGACCACCTATAGCACCCGTAGTTGTAGTTTGTAAACCAGGTAACCCGCCATTAGCTACAGCCGTTGAGCCTGTTGTTCCAGCACTTCCCGTACCTCCACCACCTCCACCGCTACCTGCAGTGGCAGTAATAGTACCACCAACACCACCGCCGCCGCCATAGGCTGTAAAATAGGAACCAAAAGTTGAGGAACCGCCAACACCACCATTACCGCCTGCTGCACCTGCTGCACCTGGAACGCCAATTGTGCCTCCAGTACCCACGGAAACACTTACTGTTCCTGGTAAATCTGATGCATTCATAGTAACATCAATAAAGCTGCCCCCACCACCGCCAGTACCGCCATGTTTAATAGCTGCATTAGTTGTTACTGAAGAACCTGCACCACCTCCACCACCTGCTGCCCACATTAAAACTCTAACTAATGAGGGTGTAGAACCTGTTGGTTTTGTCCAAGTACCTACACCTGTAGTAACAAAATCTTGAATGTTAACTGATGTTGTTGTTGCAGTTGTTACTGAAGTGCCTGATGAATTAAATTTAATAAAACTATTTCCATCATAAATTACTGATTCATTGCTTCCTAATACACCATACCATAAATTTGCAATTAGTGTACCATCTGAGCGTTGAATAGTAATTGTATTAGATACAGAGGGAGAATCATTATAAATAAATATTGATCTAACACTACGTTGAGTTGAGGCGGCAGGAGATGCTGCTATAATTGTAGTAGTAGCTGTACCCACATTACTAAATAGGGTACGGCCAGGTGTAGTTGCACTTGTAGTATTATCTACCCAATCAGATGACATATCTACTGATCCTGCCGCGCTTGTTATAACTTGAATTTTATCTGATACTGTAGTTAATAATAACATTCATTTTCCTTAATTAATCCACGACTGTTGATCGAGGACGGTTTCACCTGTAATACCAGATTGATTAAACAGAGGCCTTTTAGCATCTACGCGTCTAGGGTCTGTTAGGTTGGTTACTGGACGTATACGAACGTCCTTAAAGTTAGGGTCTGTTAAACCAGTAGTTACAGCGTCAGTGCCGTTAATAAAGAACTCTACATTATTTTTAACGGGAATATTTAAATTTGCTGATAATACTTGTTTACTACTATCATTTACTGTATTGTAGGAATTAATAGTAACACTACCAGTAACACCTGTATCATACATTTTTGTAGTGCTTAAACTAGGAGTATAGTTAAGTGTATATTCTGATTTTACAGTTAAAGGTTCGTATCTAGCTACAACACCTGTTGTACCTATTGGTAAAGAACTACTAGCAACATAAGTTACACCACCGGTATTTGTAACAGTAAAGTTACCAGAACTATCTAGTAAGTAGTTGTTTGCAGAAGATACTTTTAATAGCAAAGAAGTTCCTGATACATTTAGTAGTGATGTAGTTGGCGGAGTAAAATTAGCAGTATACATTGCCGTACCTTTTACAATACGAAAATTAGTAATATATCCAGCTATTGCTGACCCTGGACTAACTGCATCAGCACCAATTACAAATGGGTCAGTATTAGTAGTAACTGCACTAGATATTGCTACAGGAGTAATTGAAGAAACTCCATTTATATATAAATATATATAATTACTTCTTCTAATTAAAGCAACATGATACCAGTTATTTATTGGGTAATATGTACTTGTAGCATTTTGAACTAACCAATTTGTTCCATCTGTTGACATATACACAGTAAATGCCCCACTTGCCCAGTTTAGCTGAACAGGAGAAACACTAAAGTTTGATGAACGTTTTGTAAATATTGAACTACCTATAGTACTTGTTGGATAGAACCAAGTTTCTATTGTAAAATCACCATTTCCCATATCTAGTAGTGTACTATTAGGTATGGTAAGTCTAGACGGCGAAACAAAGTTTAAGTATCCACCACCAGTATCATATCCGCTAGTTGCTTTAGTATATGTAACATTTCCAGTATTTATAACATTAATTGGGCTAATACCAGTATTATTAGTATTATTAATATCGTATATTACTTTATATGATGGTATTGGATTACCTGTAATCCCTGTATTACCAGCAGCATCATATAGTCTATTTGCCTCATTTGGGGCATTTAATAAAAGTACCGTATTAGTAATATTACTTAAAGGAGTACCTAAAGTTGGAGCTGTAAAATTAGTAGTATATACTGCAGTACCTTTAACAATCCGAAAATTAGCAATATACCCATTAATAAATCCGTGTAAAAAACCATCATTTGTAGCACCAATATATAATGAGTCTGTAGCACTACCAATAGCAAAGGTAAGTGTGGCAGGGGTTCCGGCTACACCATTTACATATAAAGTAAATGTTGACCCATTACGAACCCATGCAATATGATACCAAACATTAGCTCGTATAGGTGTAGTTGCGGGCCCAGCAACTACACAATTTGGAGCATTTTGATAGTTACCAGAAACAAGTCCATAAATTACACCACTAGTAATATACATAGTAATTGCAGGATTATAGTGACCAGACCACCCATCTTTACTAATAATGTTTGCCCCTGAAACGTCATTAAAGTTAATCCAGTACTCTACTGTCCAATCAGGAGCTCCAGTTACTAGGTCCATATTACCACTTGTAACATAGGGAACACTTAAATATTTTGATGTTCCATCAAAACTTAAAGCACCAAATAGAGGACTAAGAGCAGTTGTAGACTGTACTGTGGTTGTTAATTGAGTAGTTGGTGGAGCAAAATTATTATTATATACGGCTTGTTTAATTATTCTAAGGTCGCTAACGTATCCAGTAAAAAGAAGGGTTCCATCTGATGTTTGTCTACCAATATTAGCACCGCGAGCTAAGGTAGGTGTGGAAGCAAGTGTATCAACACCTAAGTAGGAGTTAGTTACTAAAGTACCCGCAGAGGTACCGTTTACGTATAGGGTTACTGTAAACTGGTTAACTCCAATTGCAAAACTTTTTCTTCTTACTAGGGCTACATGAACCCAGCTTTTTGCTGCATAAGCATTTGCTGCAGAAGTTATAGTTCTATTAACTGCAGTATCATCATACATATTAAACTGTACTACTCCAGTTGCAGTTGAAGTCCATATCTGCCAAACACCTTTAATTGTACTAACAGAAGGAAAATTATCTATTAAAACTGCACTAGCTAATGAGTCTTGATAAAAGCAAAATTCTACTGTAAACTCCTCTTGTCCTAGCTGAAAAGGTTTCCCACTTAAAAAGTTTAAATAACCTGAACCATTTAAATATACGCTATTATAGTTATATGTAGATGAGGGTAAAGATAGATTGGTAGGAATAGTTGTAATTGCTGTAGGTAGGTTAGCAGCAGTTCCACTTGCAAGATTAACTGTACCACCACCACCTGCAGGAAGGTTAGCCCAAACACTAAGATCACAAACAGTAGCATTAGTACCTACAAATCCAAGTAAGTAACCTGTTTGATTACCTGTTACACCATTTCTACCATAACCTATTTGAGCCGATGAAAAAGCCTGAGTAGGAAGGGAAAAATTAGGAGTAATAGTGCTAGTTCCTGAATATACATTATTACCTTTTACAACTCTAAAATTATTTATATATCCTTGAAAATATCCACCACCTTGATAACCAGTAGGATTCATAGACCCTACTGTAGCCGTAAAGCTACCGTCTACCATAGTAGCAGTAATAGTAGCAGATTCAGAAGTTACTCCATTTATATATAAGGTTATAACTGTACCCTTACGAACAAATGCTACATGAGTCCAAATTTGTACAGGTACTGGAAGTAAACCTATTGTCTGTGCACTAGTAGGTCCAATAGTACCTCTTAATATACCTGAAGTATTTATACTTAAGTTATAGGAAGCAGCTACATAACCATTACCTGCATCTTTTTCAATTATTGTTGCTGACTGTCCTGCAGTAGCACCAGTAGGTAGTTGTCCAGACCAATAAATCCAACCCTCTATACACCAGTTTGGTGCACCAGTAGAGAGATCAAGCCCAGAATGATGCGAATAAGATAGCGCCTGTGCACCTACACTAGTTGTCCAATTAATACCGTAATTAAAACTAGCACTATTATAAGTAGTGGCAATACTTCTACCTGAATTAGCTATATATGCAGGAAATACATTAGTATTTGTAACAGTATTATTTAAAGAACTTGCATCAAATACAACATTATTTGCACCACCAACTGCACTAATTAATAAGTAACAGTAGTTACCTCCTCCAGCTGTACTTGTCATTGCAGCTGTATTACTACCACCATAAGGATTAGCAATAGGGTATGATGCTAAAATATTACCCGTTGGTACTGTAAAATTACCCGAATATGTAGTAGCAGAATTAGTTGCACGTATATCTGCAATATAACCATTATAGAAGTTAACTCCAATTCCGGCAGTAGTTGTACTAGCTCCTATTCTTAAGGAGTCTGCTGAGTTAAACATAGCTACAGCATTAGTAGCTAGGACTTCTCGTACACCATTTATGTAGACAACAAATCTATTAGCAGAGGCTTCGTATACCCAGGCTACATGAGTCCAAGTATTTAAGGATAGTGTAGTAGCGGAAGAGGCTGTGAATACAACCGTTCCTGCTACTGCACAAGCTGACCAAGTAGGCTTACCATTAACAAAATACATAGCCCAAGGATATGTACTTGTAGAACTAGTTTGGCTAGCAAAATATGCAGTAGCAGGATGAGAAGTAGGATAAAACCAGGCTTCAAAAGTTATTGAAGTAGTAGTAGGTACAATGTACCAAGCTGTACTATCAGGTACATTTAAGAATCCTGTACCATCAAATTTAAAACAGTTAAATTGACTTGTTGTATAAGGCGAAGATCCTGTAGCTACTGCTGTAGCACCTCCAGTTGAGGGTACTACAGTACTATAAGTAACTGAATTATTATTAGTAAGTGTAATTGGACTGCTACTAGAATCTACTAACTTATTAGCATCACTTGCTGTTAGTAGCAATAATTTTGTATTTGTGACATTAGTTAGGGGTACTGTAGGAGTAAAAACACTAGTATATTGCGCAGTTCCTTTTATTAATCTAAAATTAGTAATATATCCATTCCAGTATCTTAAGTTATAGGCCCCCATTGAACCTATTGCAAAAGTACCGTTATTAGTATTACTTGTTGCATAAACTGTTCCTGTGGTACCGGCACCATTTACCCATACAGTAGCACTTGCCCCTGTTCTTGTAACAGCCACATGATTCCAGGTATTAGCAGTTATAGTAGTACCTGTTACTGTTAAACCAACACTGGTGGCAATATTAGAAAAACTTACAGCACCACCAGCTTCTACAAAAAATACCCAATCTATAGTATTATTACCAACAGTGGTAACAGCAGACCCTCCTGCTATATCTAGTCTGGAGGTTGTTGAAGCTATATAAACCCAGGCCTCTACAGTGAATGTAGCAGTACTAAGATCAAAGGTTGTTCCTGACCCACCAACTGCAACAGAAAGAAACTGGTTAGTACCATTAAAACTTAAACTACCTGCAGCACTAGAGGTGCCAGTACCACCATAAACTATAGTATTGTTATTACTAGTTAAGTCAACTATACTAGTAGATGAACTATCTACACCATGACCTACTAGTAGTTGAGTATTTACGTCACCGTCATAGGTATAATTTTGACCTAGTAAATCGGTGTTAGATTGTAAGGTAGCACTGCCTTCTGGTAAATTTAGGGTTACACCACTTAAATTTTGAGCACTACTAGTAGACTGTATGGTAGCTACTAGGATAGGACTAGTTTTAATATCATCAGATCTACTAACTTTAACTAAGTTATCTTGTTGTGGTATATCACCAGTTACATAGGTTTGTCCAGTCGGAGTAGTACCTACCGAAATAGTGGTACTACCTGCATTAGTGACTAAATCAAGTCTAGATAACTGGTATGACATAATCAACCTTTATAGTTAAATCGCGGCGCTTGCAACAATGTTGCTTACTCCGCCATTAGTAATGTATATTGCTACTGTTGTATCAGCACTAGCACTTGTGGTAACTGTGGTAGTAAGATTACTATTAGCAAAAGCCATTGAACCACCATTTATTACAAGTTTAACTGAAGTAGCTATTCTTGCACCTGTACTATCATAAGCATTTACAGCAACACTACTTGTTATTGTACTTCCTGCGTACTGATAGTTTGTACTTGCTGGTGTTACAGTTACTGTAACTGGTGTAGTTGAAGAGATAAGGTGTATTCTTCCATATCCTGGACCTGGATCTATACCCCAAATACGCCCTGTATTATCACGACCAACTGCGTAGAATTGATAGGGTACATTAGCTGTTTGATTCCAAGTAGTACCATTAAATGTGTAAATATAGAAGTTATTATGACATATAATACCAATTATGGTACGTGCATCATTTAACCATACAATATTTTTAGGAGTATAAGGAACTACTATACTAGAGTGATAGGTTAGTGCAAGAGGGTTTGTAGCATTCATTGAGTAGCATACATAAGTTCTCTGTGTTGCAGTACCATCATACACGCCACCAGCACCATGTAGTTGCATAAACATAAGGTAACGAGTACCAGAGTAGACAAACG